GTCCCACCCGCACCCCTAGAAGATGCCTATTGGCTTGGCCGTTCCGCTCTATGAGCCGCTGGCTGTAGCCATGCACCATACTTACTCGTCCCCGTCTTCGTCGCCCCAAGCGTTGAGGACTGAGGCAAGGTCACCCTGCGCAACCACAACGTCGGCTCCCTTCTTGGGTGCCCGCTTCTTGGGTTCCGTGATGACTTCTTCCTCCTCGTCATCCGGCTCGTCGGAGTAGACGACCTTGGGCTTCGGTGCCGCAGCTTCCTGGGTCTTTGCAGGTGCCGCTTCCTGCGCAGCTACGGTCAGCACGATCATCTCACGCGTAGCCGGATCGTTGCGCGCTGCTTGGACCAGTGCGTACTCTTCATCGGTGACGCCGCGCATCGGAGTGAACTGAAGCTCCATGGTCTCTGCATCGAGGTTATAGGCGATGTTGGTCACCACCGTGTCGGGACCTTCGCCGTTGGCGATGAGGAACTTCACATAGCTCTCGAACGGATGCACGTTGCCGCTGCCCTTACCGAAGAGCGACTTGGCGGGCACGTTGAACTGGTAGACTTCACCGGTTCCATCACCGGCCAACAGCAGCGCGATACGGCGCTGGAAGCGGCATGCACGGCCCTTACCGTTCTCACCTGAACCCACGACGTTCTTGGGGCACGAGGCGCAGTTGCTAGCCTGCGGGTTGCCCGCAGCTGCCTCCGGCTTATCACCCAGGTTCGACCAGCAGTCAGGCAGGGTCGGCTTGGCATCGGGGTCATACTTACCCGCGTAGAACGTACGGCTGACCTTGGGCAGTGCGTCAACGATGATGGCATTGAACTCACCACGGATGGCCTTGCCGATCTGCTCACCGTTAACGACACGCTTGAAGGTGCCGTTGGTGTTGGTGGCGATGCGACGGGTGTTCCTCGGGGTCGCCAAGGACTTAGCGAGGTCAGACAGTTCGCGCTTGGCTACCGTCGAAACAGCGCCTTCTTGCTTAAAGATGGTCAGGTTGCTCATTTGGTCTCTCCTTACTTTCCAGTTGGCTTACGTACGCGGACTACATATTTGGTATCGGCGTTCAGGCCGATGGGCAGGTCTTCTGGGTTATCCTCAAGGAACTGGCGCATGTTGCCGTTGTGGATGCGCTGCTCAAGCAGGAAGGGCGCATCTCGGTCCTTGATGAATTGATACATCGACTCCCAGTCACTCGTCCAGAACCGAGTGGTTGTCGAGCGGGTAACCGTACCGGCAGCGGTGCGGATGCTGTCTAGGTTCTGGTCGTTGCACAGCGTCAGCAGTGCTTCGGAGACGACGTCCTGCTGGGCCTTGAGCGCAGCTATCTCCTCCTTGTGTGCTTCTTCCTTCTCGTTAATCGCATCCCGTATCCGCCGGTATGTGAGCACGAGCTCGTCGGCTTTGGCATCTTGCATGGTTTGCTCCTTCTTGGTTGTCTCCCTAAGATATTCTTACACTACACAATGTCAAGCACTTTGTAAAATTTCTTGTCGGTACAGGTCAATAATTTGTCGGTGGTTGGCGATGTTACCCTTAAGCATCTGATAAAGCTTAACTTCCACGTCGCTACCGCTGATGTGCACGATGGTCATCGGGTGCTTCTGCCCTGGTCGATCGATGCGCGCGTTGGCCTGTAGGTAGGTCTCGACAGAGGTCGTCGGGGCGTACCAGATTATGGTGTCAGCTTCGGTCAGCGTGAGCCCGTGCGAGGCCGCCTTCGGCTGGATGAGGAGTACACGGGGATGCTCGCTGGACTGGAACCGCGCGACGATATCGCTGCGTTTGTTGAGGGGCACCTTGCCGTTGATGACATCGCAGCTGATCTTCTCTTTCTCTAAGGTGCTGCGCAACAGCTCGATGGTGTGGGTGAACGGCACAAACACCAGCACCTTGCGGGTGGTCTCCTCGATGGCCTCCAGCACGACGTTGATTCGGTTGCTGACATCAAAGTGCACGACTTCGCCAGTATCCGAGTAGACGGCACCCCCACTGATCTGGAGCAGCTTGTTGAGGCGGGCGGCTGCGTTGACGGCGCTAACCTCTTCCCCGTCAGCCTCCATGATCATCTGGGTCTTGAGGAGCTTGTAGTACTTCTTCTGCTGCGCGGTAAGCGGTGCCTCGCGTTCGGTGTGCGTCACCTGTGGCAGGTCCAAGCACTGGCTCTTCTCGAACCGTATGGCGGGTTGCAGTATGCGGTGCACGACCGACTTTGCCTGCGGTTTGACCCCCCACTTGAACTGCGTGATCTTGTACATGACCGAGTCGCGGAAAGACCCGTAGTGTGGGGGGCAACCTTCAGGGTTCACAAGCTTGGCAAGACCGTAGGCATCGAGCGGAGACTGCGCCGCCGGCGTACCAGTGAGCATCCACAGGCGCGGATCAGTTGTCTTGATGAGCCGGTTGAGCACCTTCCACCGCGTGGTCTGCGCGTTCTTGTATGCGGTTGCCTCGTCAACGACGATGAGATCGAAGCCCCCTGCGGCAATCGTTTCCTCCACGACTGCCACACCGTCGAAGTTGATGATGACGAAGTCAGAGCCGGCCTCAATGATCTTCTTGCGCTGCTTCGCATCCCCGTGCGCCACAGAGCAGCTGCGGTGCATAGCAAACTTAAACAGGTCCCCCTGCCATGCGGCCTTCATGATCGAGAGCGGGCACAGCACCAGCACCCGCTTCACGAGCCCCTTCTTCATCAGGTAGTCAGCCGACCAGATGACACTCGCCGTCTTGCCGGTGCCCGCCTCGCTGAAGCAGAACGCTTTGCGGTGAAGGCTGAGAAACGATGCCGTGGTCTTCTGGTGCGCGAAGGGTGTGAGCCTGCCGGTCCACTCGTAGTCCCGCAGGATGGGCGATGGGACATCTTCCACACCCAAGGCAGTCAGCTTTTGTGCTTCCTTGATACCCCAGTGCACGGCGACTTTGCTCAGGTCCTTGCGGCGCTCCATCAGGGCGCTCTTCTTTATCGACCCGATAATTGCCGCAGGCTCCCGTGTCTCCACGAGGAGAACCTTGTTATCGATGATCCGCATGTTTGCTCCTCAGTGCGGGTTATTTCTTTTTTCGTTCCCGCTTACTTACTTCTGAAACCAGGTTGTGCTTGCTGTCTCGCTTGAAGGAGCGGTTCTTGGAGGCGCTTTCGACGCGCAGACCGTCCCCGTTGGAGCCACCCTTGTCGAAGGCTTTGACGTGGGCAACGTCCTTGTTGTCACCCTTCTTTACCTTGCCTGCCTTGAGAGCCGCGCGCCGTGCAGCGTTGCGGGCCACACGGTTCTTAACTTGCTCGGGCTGCGCTTGGTATTTGGCAGAGGTTCCGTACTTGCGGTCTTCAGGATTCTTGTAAGGCATCACTTCCTCCGTGGCCGCCAGTGCTCGCAAGTTTCGACCGGACACCACCCACACAGCGGGCTGGATTTGGCGTTCCATATACCATTTTCCAAAGCCCCCTCCAAGCGGTCTAGCTCGTCGTTGAACACAGACATGTAGGTGGCTAGGTGCTCTCGGTAATGGGTCTTCTTCGGAAACTCGTTGCTCACCACGAAGGCTAGGCCTGACTTGATCTTCTGCACCTCCGGCATGTGCACGAACACAGCGCCTGCCATCAGATCGAGCTGGTGCATGTCTGCGTACTTGGCGTTCTTGCCGGTCTTGTAGTCGATCATGTGGGCGGTATCGCCGTCCACGATCAACAAGTCCACGATCCCACGCCACCATACGGCCTTATCGAAGAAGCTACAGGGCTCCAAGTCACGGGTAACCCCAAGCCTTAACTCGCAGTGCTTTTCCCCAGGAAATTGGGCCAGTGCTTCCACAGCGGGTCGCATGACCTTGTATTTCCCAGGGATCGGCGTTCCGTGTTTGATGTAGTGTTCAGCAGCAGCGTGAGCTTCTTCACCAAAAAGAGCCTCGGCCCCTTGAGTATCCTTGACATCCTTAGCCACCTTGAGGTGGTAGTACTTCTTCGGACATTGTGAAAAAGTCTTGATGCTGCTGTACGACCACGATGGCATTAGTTTTTAACTTTCAAAGAGCGGATTTCCGCCCAAGGATTGTACCAAGCCATAGCTTCCCCCGCAGTTTGCCTTACAGACGATCAGCCACCAGCTTAGCATAACCCGCGATATCGAGGAAGTTATCCTTGTGCGTCGGGTTGCCGTACACGACACGCCCCATCTTATGGGCGATCATCTCCATGCTCTCACGCATGTCAGCGTCCATGGCTTCCCAGCTGGGGCTGCTCCGCATGAGGTACTTCACACCCTGAATGAACTGCGCCTTGCTGGCGTAGTCACCGTAGTCGTTGCCACGCTCGGTCAGGACCGTGTCTACGCTGTTGTCCTCGGGGACAAACTCGGGCGCGGCTGGCTGTCCCTTGAGCTGCATCTCCCTATGTACAGCCCACGCATGACCATAGAGCATGCCCACCGTCTTCGCGGTTTCGGTAATGCTGTAGCCCCGCTCCAGCAGTTTGCGCGCCAAGGCGCTCTTCGTCAGTTTACGCTTAGTCATTGTTTGCTCCTTACTTCAGATTGCCACCGCTCTTCAGGATATCACCGTCGTATGTGTACGTGCCGGTGTGTGTCAGGCGGACAAAGGGGTGGGCGTATACTTTGCCGCCGTGCTTCCGCCACAGCTCACAGAAATGGTAGTCCTCCGACAGAAGGGCCCCGCTCTCGTCGATACTGGTAGCGAAATATTCGTGGGTGAGGGGTTTAGCGTACTCACCCGTATCTGGGTCTTGGAAGGATGACACTCGGTAGGTCGG